TCAAGAACCGCATAGGATGTAGATCCAAGAGCGTTTCTAAAATCTATAACAGCATCTGCTTCACTACCAACATTATTTACAACATCAGATTGTTCTGGTGAAACACATACCACACAATCTTTTCTTGATTCTGCAATAGCAATACAATCAAGAGCTACTGTTGGAGATGCATCAGCTGTAATCATAAGACCGATTTCAATTTCTTCAGCATTTTGAAACTTTCGGAAAGCTTCAATCTTATTACCATCCGTTACATCTGAACCATCAACTCCACCACCAAGACTTCCAGTATTGATTAAACTTCCTGTAGCTGCCGAAGAAGCATATTCTGTTCCAGCAGCTGGAGTTGCACCCCATGCAGAAACTGCAGCACCAGCAGTAGTATAAGCATCACCTTTTGAATTGTGGTCAGCCCACCAGATATACTTAGATCTACGATTAATAGCATCTACATAATATGCCTTAGACCCGTCTTCAAATTTAGTACCCTTTGCGACAGAAAGTCCTGTGAAGATTTCAAGTCCTTCACCAATATTTCCTGTCCATGCTCCATCCTCATCAACTACTGCAACGTGAACCTCATCATAGAGAGCACCTTTACTAGCAGTATGGTCAGTTGTTACTGGTTCTTTGTCAAAAAGACCCGAATATTCCCAAGTTCTTGAATGAGTCTGAGCAGTTGCTGTATTGGTGAATCCAGTATTAACCACCATTGAAGATGAATTGGTTATTGATGTAACCCTTCTCTCTTCACCATTAATTTTGACAATATCACCAACGGTGTATTGTTTATCAAATGCACCAGAACCTTGTTCCCCACTAGCAATTGTTGCTGTAACTGTTGAAACATTAGCAGAAACTGCTACAGTTCCCACCATATTTCTTGATGGTTCTGAAAATGCTGACCTTTTAAGTCTTACTGCTGCGGTTGTGCTAATAGCACCTGTTGCTGGATTTGCATGTACAGTTCCAGCAGTATTACTTGTTATTGTAGCAATAACAAAGGTATTGCCAGAAAGTGTAATTACATCTCCAACTCTAAGTTCAGTACCAGCTAGTGTATTAGTTCCTGTGAAGGACTTATCACTCACAGCAACTGCATATGTTCCTGTTAGAGCTACATCAGAGTTGGAAGCAACTACTGTATTTCCAGATGCAAGATTGGCTCGTGTTGGCCCACAAAGTGAAACCTTGAGACTATTTCCAAGGTCACCTGCGTATTTTGCCATATAATCACCTCTTGTATCGGCGACTGAACCTTGTCCTTCATCGTAGGAATCCCAATAGATTGCATCATTTGCTATGAGGATTGCTCCACCACTTGTGGTTGCTGCATTTTTAGCGGCTGTAGAAACAGCTCTAACTACGTGAAGTTTACTTGAATATTGTAAAAAATTGGCTGCGGAAAAAAACGATGTATAAGTATTCGCATCGGGCTTTTGGAATGTTTGAACCAAAAGATCCTCAGAGTCTATTAAAGTTACATCATTTGCTGGCCCCCATCTGAAAGGCCCAGCGATTCCAGCATCTACCGAAGAGATGCCAGGTACTACCGTTGTTAAATCAATTTCAGATGTATTTACGCCAGGGCTTACTTGAAATCCCATATCATCTCTCCTAAATTGTGTTTGGTGTAAATCAGTTACTATGATTATTTATAAAAACGAAACTCTTTAGAGTATAAATAATTATTGAGATATAAATGTTTTTATTGAGGATTAACATGAACCCAATTGATAGATTTTTAAGCAAATTTGCTAAACAAAATTCAGGGAATGAATGTTGGCAATGGACGGCCTCAAGAACACAACAAGGGTATGGAATGTTTTCATTTCAAGGAAAATCTATACCCGCTCACAGGTTCGCTTATGAACATTATAAAGGTGAAATACCAGACAAACATATCGTTCATCAAGTGTGTCAAAATAATTGTTGTGTAAACCCAGAACACCTTATCGTCTGTACTAAAAGTGAATCAAGATTGAAATATAATTCAACCAGAATACACCCAGACGCTAAAAAATTAATACAAAATATTAAGGAAAGGGGCCCTGAAGAACTTATAGATGATTTTGGATTCAGCAAGGAAGTTTAGAAATAATTCCTCTGCCAATCATCAACCACTTGCCATTTTGTGCCTTCATTGTCTACGTATGTTTGGTCATCCAATCCATTATCAATAATTCCAAATGGTAACATATCCTGTTCCATAGACTTCATTTGGTCTTTATAGATTTGTTTGCGTATATCAAGATCAGTCATGTCTTTGAAATATTGCTGTTGAACTACCCACGCAAAAACCACCAATCCCATTGCAAGGTCGTCATGGTGACCCTCTTCAGCTTCATAAGAATTATATTTTGAAGCAAATGTAGTTAATTCTGCAATAGTATCAAAATCTGGTATAATAAGTTTATCTGTCTCAATCATTTCTTTCAGAGCAGCACAACCAATCCTCTTGAGTTGTTTACTGGTTCTTATTCCTAGTTGGGCATTCTTCCCAAAACCCCCTCCTATTTTTTGACCAGATCTTCCGTGCATTGAACACATGAGAATATTTTCATACTCTAAATCGTGATGAAGAGATTCTGCTACAGATTGTCCAATATCATTAACCTCTACCAATACCCATGCTCCATTATATTTCATTCCTGTTTGATAAATCACATTAGGATAAATCATTGGAGAAATTTTATTATCTCTATATTTTGCGACCTGTCTATAAGGTATTTGTGTTATATCAAAAATAGAAAAAGCCGAATAGTCTTGCCCTTTACCATGAGAAGTATCAGCTATAAGAGAATAAGACTTCCCCTTAATTGGTTGTTCATAGATATCCAATCCTCCTCTTGACGCTATAGGATTCTGGAATGTCATTGTTTTTAGCTTAGATGGAGCTATAAGTGTCAATGTAGACCCTATAAATTCACACTCAAATTCCTGAGTAAACTGTTGCTGACTTGTATTCTTTATTGTCTCTGTTTTCCATTTATCATCACGGCCTGGTACTTCCCTCCAATCCACCCCAATTGGAGTGTAGTTATTTCTACCCTCTTCCGCATCAACCCATAATTTATAGAACATATTAAGTCCAAGTGGAGTTGATACGATGAAAACTTTAGTAGTTTCACCAGAAGAAATTGTAGGATAAACTGAGGTAAAGAATTGGTCTGCTATGTTGTTTGGAACGTGAGCAAACTCATCAAGAAAAATAATATTGAAAGAACTACCTCTGACTGCAGATGAAGACGTGGCCGCTGCTAGAATCTTAGAACCATTCTCTAGCTCAATGTTTCCTTTATTCCACACGACCACGCCTTGTTGCATCCACTTTGGTAGATGCTCATAAGCTAACTGTAATCTGGAAAGTAATTCACGAGCTGTTGCTAATTTATTTGCTAAGATAGCACAATTTACATTCTCATTAAAAAGGATATAGTGAAGAAGAAAACTGATAATGGTAGTTGATTTGCCCGTCTGTCTGGGCATTTTACATATTACAAATCTATCATTAATAAAGGAATGTATCATTTTTTTCTGATACGGATACATATCAAAACGAATTAATCCCCTATCTACATGAATCACCTTGACATAATTTTCTATGAAATGTTGAGGGTCGCCCATACATTTCTGATATTCTTGTATTGATTCCTCTGTCCATTCGGCAGATTGCCCTACTGCTTTGAGATTGGGATTGCCTAGATAAGTCTCAGCCATCGGTCTTACCTTTTAACAGTTTTTGAAGTTCTGCAGTAGACCCCACAAAAAGAGCATTGGTGACAGTAGTGGGCCCACCCTTTTCGGCTTTAATATCTTTTTTAGTTTTGTGGAGATTGATTAATTCTTTGTTGGTTGTGGTCAATTTGTCTATCATTTGACCAACCACCTCAAAAGCTCTGGGGTGTTCTGATTGTTTCGCTATTTCAAGGAGTTCGTCTAGCCCATCTTGACCGCGTTCAATAAGATTATACAAATTTTCACGAGCGTACTGAAAATCAGTATCTTCATCTTCGCCATTAATAGGCGGTTTTATGTTTTCTATCTTGACGATCTCTTTTTTCGGTTTCTCTATAATCCCCAAAACCTCATCTAAGTGATCGTCTATATTTGCTACTGTCATGTATAATCTTCGCCTGTCTCAGGATTAAAATTCTTACTAGGTTCAAAAAATTCAAAAGTTTCGCTGAACCCGAAATCACTATCAGCTTGTGCAGTAGTTGGGGATGGAACTACCGTATATCTTGACTTCACTACCGCATCTCCAACATCCTGACTTGAACTTTCGCTCATCAGTTTCTCATAATTTCCAGACTCTAGCAGTATATAGTCTGAGGAGGCCAAAGCATCTGCTGTTGTTTCCAGAAGAATATAGTCTTGAACCATTTCCGAAACATCATCATCTTGACCACCAGTAATTCTAAAATTAACCTCAATAGATTTAATAACAGCACCAGTTTTGATATCTGGATAGACAAAACCCTTCATCATAAAACTCAGAGTCCAGATAATAGTTCTTCTTGTAGCAAGTTCACCCTCATATTCATCACTCTGAGATGCTGAATTTAATACAATAGGAACATCTGCTTTGATTCCCATATCTGGAATCGTATTGATTGTGACAGTAAATTCTGGTGTAAAATAAGGAAGAATTTGTTCAAGAATCTGAGTTCCATCTTCAGCATTATTAACCAAAATAAAAAGTTCAAAATCAAAATTATAAGGAACAGGATTGTATTGAGTCATCAAGGAAGATGTTCCAGCTGCAGTATTTGCTGCAAAGTTTCTTCCTATTGTGTTTAATTTTCTGGCTGAATCGTAATTAATACCAGTAAGAGCAAATCCAATCCTTGGTAATCTTGTTGATAAAACTCTTCTATCTGTAGTAGTTTCCTGAAGAGCTAAAATCCATTTCTGTCTTGGGCCATATGCGAGTGGAATCTTAACTCTCTCAAGAACCGCTCCAGCTGAGTTCTTCCTTTCAATGTTGATATCATTGAACAGAGTTCCAAATGCTGCTACATATTTCCGTATTGTTTGGTGATAAAAGGTAGATCCTAACATCAGTAATTAGTCCCTTCACTAAATGGATTTCCTTCCGTGAAATCAAGAACCGAATCAGCATCTGTTTCTATCTGTTTGTTACTTGTAGCTGTATCAGTTGTTCCAGCCTCAATTTGTGCAAGAGTTTCAACAGCTTCGTCTGTTGTTTGTTTGGTTTCGTAAGTACCAGTTGCTAAACTCGTTGCACCAGTAAGAATTTCTCCTACCGCGAATACCCCTGTCATATTGATAAGGTATAGGTATCTCGTTGTAGCATCCCACTTTGCAACTTCTCCTGTCTTTGCAGAAGTACCACCTGTAACTGTCTCTCCTACTTGGAAAGTGCCTGGTGTAGGACTAGAAGCTAACTCAAAGGTACGGACAAAGGATTGTTGAACTTCAATATCATCAATCTCTTCAATTCCAGTATCAATTTTTTCATCAGAGTAAGCGAAGAGTTCACAAACTAAGTCAAATGTTTGAAGAGATCCAGTTTGAAAAAATGTATTGGTATCGGTAACAGCTAAAACTTGAAACAGCCCGTCTGTCAGAGGAAAGTAAATTAGATCACCAGATTTCGGCTCTTTATCTCTATCATTTCCTTCAAAACTGAGTTCAGCCCAGCGTCGTTTTGAAACTGTAAGAGTGATTTGATCTCTAACCTCAAGACCAAAATTTGAAACAAATGTACCCTCACCCTCAAAACCATCTACATTTTTGATGTACATTTCTATGACCCGCGAATCTTTAAACTGTGACACACGGTCTTCGCCAAATAGCTTATCCTCATTGACCATAGTTCTGGGCATATAATTCACATCTATACCATAAACCTTGATGGACTCAATGATTATGCTTTCAAGTAATCGCTGGTCTGGTGTATTTGTTCCGTAGTGATTGAAATACTGATTAGTTGCCATATCAGCCCACCATAAAATCATCTGGAAGTTGATACTTCAGTTGAACCTCTTCTTCTATTTTGTCTATTTCTGTAACGGCATCATCATAGAGTTGTCTTCCGTTTAAAGTGATTCCGCCAGGAAGTTGCATTCCCTCAAACTTGATTAAGTTTTGACCCCACTGTTTTTTGAAAAGAGATGTGACATATTTCTTTAGAAACATATCACCATAGACATCCGAATATGTAGCTGGATCTGTGATAACAAAGGCCTCAGAGACAATCCAATCATCAATTTTTACATCATTGCCCCAATCTATATCAAGATATAATCTGTCCGTATGTCTATTATATCTGAATTGA